GAAAATGCAGTTTTAGTTGGAGGAGGAGGGGGATCTAGTCAAGAAGAAACTAGTAGAGCACCGTTGTTAACATCTGCAGTGAAGTTACCGGTTTCGTCTGTAATAGTAACCAATTCTGGTTCTGTATTACCATCGATATTCGGAACACCAGCAGTGTAGGTGGTAACGGAAGGAGCACCAACAAGACACCCAAACGAGAAATCTTCTCCAACATTTAGGAATACCTCCATTTGGCCTGAATAGCCATGGGTAACGCCGTGAAGTGTGACGTATTTTGAGGTTTTTCCGTCCATGTTGTAGCCGACAACGCGCTTGTTGCATTGTTGAGCAAAAGGCACTTCTACTTGAGCAACTGAACTAGACCCTATAGGTAAGATGGACATAGGAGGATTAAAAGTAGGTTCAATCATAGGAAAGAGCTTTAGATAACCCTTATGACCCCCAGAAAAGAAAAAGTGATACCTAAGAGATCCCCTATAGTATCGAAAAAGTCGAGAAATATAGGAAATATGAGGAAGATTATTCTTAGAAGTACCACCTACCTGACTATAAAAGCCATTCCAGGTGTTAGAAATAGAAGAAGTAGAAGATAACATGTCAGCATTTTCATCAAGAGGATGAGGGATGGTAAAGTTGACATGAGGAGTCCCTATAGTCCGCCAAAATGCGGCTCTCTTCAACAATTGTCTAAGACTACAGAAATGTTCTCCCACAGAACTATAAATAGTATAGGCGGGATCAGTGACAGTCTGTAACATAGACATAGATGCCGAATTTTGAGCTACATTTGTAGGCGAAATATTCGTTTCTCCTATTTGAGCTTGAGGAAGTAAAGTAGGAGGATCAGGATCTTCAGGATCTTCAGTTAGAACGAAAGGTTCGGCTATGATTTTATTGGCTCTTAAACCATAACCTGAAAGTTTGAAATCTTCACCCGCAGACACCCAAATAAAGCCGTCGATGGTGGAGTCAGAATCACCAGCGTTTTTAAGTGCGTTAACAACAGAAATACGCAAGCGACCAGTACAACCAACATCTTGAGCATAAGAGTTTGTCTGCAGCCAAGGCAAAGTACTAACATAGGGAACAGAGAACGAAATTTCAGAAGATTCACGGAGTTCCATGATTATAGAATAAGCATTAGAAACAGTGTCAGAATCATAAGCATTAGTAAAAGGCCAGTAAGAAATTCGAATTCGAGCGGAATGGAACGGAGTTTTGGAAAACTTTACTACATAATTAAGGGTCCCTGTCCAATAGGCAAATAAGTTGGAGACATAAGCTAATTGTGTGCACGCGATGTGTCCAGCCTTAGCTGTTCCAGCATACGCTATCGCATATGAAGGAGTTATGGGGATGTCAATGAGTGACGATCCCTCTGTATCATCGACAGTCATGAGAAACGTGTCAACGATGTTTGGTCTCCCACAAATATATGCTATGGACATTTCGTCTTGATTAGTAGTGTAGATATCCTGCGTGCCACCTAAGGAACACATAGGATCTCCAGTCAACCTAACAACATCCTCAGATCCGGAAGTTTGATGTAGAGAACGAGCGGGTTTAGAGGTACATAGAGAAGTAGCTGATTCATTAGAAGGTTTGGAAAACCCAAACATGGCAGCAGCAGAAGCAAGAGAAGAAGCAAGAGGTATTACAGAAGAAGCAACTTGTGTTACTGTATTTACTACGCTTGTGGCCTTACCTATGATATTTGTGACGCCGCCAAGCACTTTCTCTAAAACTTGTGCCTGTGGCATCTCCTCTGAAATGGTTGGTAATTCAGGAGTGTAAGCGATATTGAGCAACACGTCGTTTGCATCACCAACCAAGAGATCGCGTTCTTTGATCATCTTTTCTAGGAAGGAAGTAAATTGTCTAGTAGATAGCAGGACGGTAGATAATGGAGAAGGAACGGACAAATGGAGTTCTCTAAAGGAAGCAGTGATAGTATAATCAACGCTCCCTAAACGTAAAGGGCTAAGCGCCCAAAGGAAAAATTCTCCAAAAATGCCCTCACCTGTAACTAAATTGTAGCTTTCTCTAAAAGAGCTGTAAGGCAAAGAGAAAACAACAGAATTAGCAGAGGCCAAATCTATCTCGATGCCATCATATCCTGTTATACCTGACAAATTGTATGTCGTATCCTTCCATCTACCCAGAACTTCGTTTTGATATGGTGCAAACATGGCCCACAATTTTCCGGATTGCATTGGTGTAGCGTTGATTTGAACACGTATATCTACGGACGCGCGCAATAAAGCGAAGTCTTTCAATTTACATATAAAACCAGACGATTTTTCCAACAAAACATCCGGAAACGTGAGTTGTTCCAAAATTGCATCCACATGTTCGGTGTGATTGAACGTTAACGCGGAGTCTGAGTCAGACCACGTACCAGAAGCGACTTGAATTGGACGAGTCAAATAAGCATAAAGGGAGGAATAGGTTTCATCGCGAGCTGTCTTGGGTATGGATTCCACAATGGATTCTAGAACAGCTACGTCCTTGGGAGAATCGTCCACAAAAGTTGTAATGCTTTGTTGGTCAACACCTCCGTCGGCAAATTGAGGTTTTGTCATAGTCGGGGTTAGGTCAGCAGGTTGTTCGTCAACGGGTTGTGCGTTTGAGTTCCGAGGCTCGGCTAAATTGTTAGGAGCGGTTGGTAGTTTTTCAAGCTAAAAATGACCGGCTAGGACATAAAAAGCTTTAGCCGTGCGTTTCTTTTGAAGTAGAAACGCAAAGAACTTCGAGATTACATTCGTAGGAAACTCTTATCGACTGTAGAGTCTCCCCATTGTAATTTAAAGTAGCCAGTTTTATAGCAGTCTAGCAATGCTTTGCGCGTAAACGTCTGTGGCAGACGTCCCAGTTGATGGTAAACAGCGCTTGAGAGTTTGTCAACATATTGAAAGGTTTCTTCGTCGTGCAATGCCAATTCTCGAATTGCTGTTTGGACATTGTCTATAGTTGCTCTTGCAATATCGTCACCGCGCACCCAGTTACACATTTCCAACACAACATTCAGATTCAAAGGCGCTACGTGTCTACCTAAATAAGGTTCGTAACGGAATCGACGTTTGAGATATTGTATGTCGTCAATGTTCACATAGGGTTGCAGATTTCCGGTCTTTTCGGCGTCAGTGTAAGTTAGTCCTACTTGGGAATACCCGCGTTGTAAAGCGAAGGAATCCAAATTAGTCCCAGGTCTCACATTGATGTTAACGTCGTCACCATAGCAAACCATAGAACAGTAATCTTCAAAGCATTGAGGTGGCAAGTTGGTTTCTTTGGAAAATGCGTATCGTGTAGCCAGCTTAACTGCCAGACAATTGATAATAGTTGTCGCAGCATTACCCGATGGCTGTGAGTGAGCCCACACATACAAGGTGTCATGTAAAAGATGGACTGAATTCACAATATCGAGCCATAGAACATAGCGAACGATTTCATGTTGGGTTTCACCGTTGAGCAAATACCAGTTGTTGATTACGTCAAATACAGACCATAACAAGTCCGCAGAGAGACTTCCATCGAAGTTCGAAAAATCACCGCTAGTGAGGTTTTTCCCAAAATGAGTCAATTTGACAAAGGTCTTCTCCCAATCAAAAGAATACGGGTCCGTTCCTACGCTTATCTCATTGTGGATCCTATTGTCCATGGCGTTCGCTACGAATGCCAGGAAATGTCTCCGAAAAAGAATATTGTAGTCTACGGGTCCGCATGCGAATGATCGAGTTTTCCCTGTCATAACTTTCTCGATTGGGCGTCGCTCATCTTTAAGTGTATCGACCCAAACGGTTAGTACTCTACGTCCTTGAAGAGCCTCTTTTTCACGGAATTGCACAGCTTGAAGCATTGACTCGGCTACATACTTGTCATCATCTTTGCCCAACCAGTCTTGCTTTCCGGGTTTCTTCGCGTACAAAACCCAAGGATATCCTGCGGATGATTGTCGGTCCAAGCAACGAACACGGTCATCACCGTCAATCCCAAGAGCTGCTTCATGTATGGTGTATAACATAGGTCCCGACCATTTCTGGGAAACGGAGGGTAACACTGCTTTTACACACTCATGTAACAATTCTTGATCAATCAACGGAGTCTTACCAGCATTCTTTGCTAGGGCAAGCAACATAGGATCCACAGGTATTCCC